GATAAGGTAAGCGGGGCAATCAGCGGCGATTCCTTCTCGGTTCTGATTCAAAAGAACGAGCAGGAACGCATCCAGAAATCGGAACGCCTGGACAGTCTGTTAGCCGGGGAACGAAAAGCCCAGCAGGACATCGCCAATATCCACCAGTGGGCCGGAACCATCCGGCAGTATCTGGACTTGCAGGAACTGAACCGGGAAATCATTGAGGAACTGATTGACCGCATTGAAGTTGGAGAACGAACCGTCATAGACGGTCAAAGACACCAGGACATTAAAATTTACTACCGCTTTGTTGGGCTGGTGTGATCGGGCGAAAAAAACGTCTGACCGCATCAGCAGCCAGACGAAAACATTCTGTAACAGTAGCGATATTTGATTGTTGCACACTGATTTGTCGAATTGGAGAGAAATTAGCAGTTTACCCCTCCCAAATGCCTCGTGTTCTTCATAATGTTCAAAAACGGGGCAAACTCGCTGCTTTCGCGTCTGTCGCTGTCAACTCCATTTGCTATGGCGATAAAGCGTACGCCGCGCTCTTTGAACATGACTTCTGTGTAAAATCCCACTTGCAGATAATCCCTGCCGACACGACTTAAATCCTTTACCAGCACATGGGAGATTTCCCCGCTTTCAATTCCCGCAATCATGCGTTTCCAATTCGGACGCTCGAAGTTTGCACCAGACCAACCGTCGTCCGTAAAGTGGACGCAATTTGTAAAGCCCTGCTCCCTTGCATAATCTTCAAGCAGCTTCTTTTGATTGATTATGCTGTTGCTGTCGCCTGTGAGGTCGTCGTCGCGGCTCAAACGCTCGTATAATGCGGTTATCTTGCCCTTGTCAGTTTTCCTTGCTTTCATTGAAGTTTCTCCTTTCTATGGGCGATTTCTTATCCCCCTTTCATAGCATATAACTTCTGCGGTTTTATCATCCGTCATGGTACGAATACGATACACGTCATTTACAATCTGCACCTGCTTTTCGTTATCAATGGAAAGCCTCTTTGTGTCTTGAAATGGCAGCTTGAACTCCAACGTATCAGCGCCATTTACTTCACTGGTAACGATAATATCAAATGCATTTTCCAGCACTGATTCCCAGGCCCCGTTTTCATCCAGCACCACAGAACGTGCAAAGCCAAGCTTATCATAAGGCGCCTTTGGAATATCGTGCAGCTGAATGTCGGTTACTTTTGGTGTTTTGCTGGTATCCGTTGTCGTAAGTGTGATACGAAAACGGATATATTTTTGGTTTGGTGATTGCAACTCTCCGTTTGTGCCAATCGACTGCCATGCAGACCATTCCACCAAATCTTGCGAGGTAGCTGTTTCCACCAGAGAGATTGCATTAACACCTGCTGTATATTCACTGGTAACAGAAACTCGGCCGCTACCAGATAAGGCGCAAGAGGTCGGTATCGTCGTAAGCTGTCCGCTTTCCGGGTAAACACCATCTGTCGCACGAAGCATAACTGCACCGGGCTCTGTATGGCCATCGACATTTTCCGACATATCTCCCGCATTTGCACAAAGAGACGACAAAAAATACTCTGCCAAATCTGCTGCTGTCATATCTGAAGCACAGTCCAAGAACCAATCATCAAAGCCACCCGCGTAGTAATAGGTATCTGCATGCATACCCATAACAATATCGGCGGTACAAGAACGATTTAATTCACCGGTAAAGGTTAATACATCTGAAATAAAAACTTCACCGCTGTCACGATCACCAACAACATAAGTGAACTGCTTGTTATCCGGCTCGATAACACCAGCGATAAAGTACCAGCCGCCATTAACCAGAGAAAAACTCGGCGTCACCGTCTTATCTAGGATAAGTGAACCCGATGAGTTATACAGCATAATTCTTGGCTTTCCAGAATACAGCGATAAATACAAAATCAGCTGTCCTGGTCCATAACGGGTATTGAAAATCGGACAGAAAGTATTACCAACAGAATATGTCGTCGGGTTCATCCAGCCACCCACCACAATGCGCTCTCCAAGCTCTGCAAAGATACTTCCATCATTGGTTACTTGAAGATGTGTTTTCTCTGTGGTCGGATTATTGATGTTCATACGAAACTGGCGGCCCTTCTGACTGCTTTTCAAACTTGCAGTCGTACCACTCCAGTTAATGATGGTCATCTTTCTATCATTTCTGGAAGAGTCGATGAGCTTGTCATCTGCATCTGGCTCTGACTCATTAAAACGCCATAAGCCACTCATCCCTTCAATATAGGGAAACTCGCCAGTAAAATCTGTCTGGCTTGTAAGAATACTTTTAACAGCCACATCATCACCTCCATCTGCTGTTCGCTTGAATATTTAATTCCGAAAAAGTTGCATTTGAGGTGGCAACCACCACCATATTACTTCCGGTTTCTAGCACCGGGAAGTTTAGCTCATACAAAAGAGGCAGACCATTTCGCAGTGTATTTCCAGAGGAATCCACCACCTTTGCGGTTACAAGAGACGTATCCACAATCAGTGTTTCTCCTTCAGAAAGCGCACCGCTGACACGAAGCTCATCTCCACCAGTAATGATAGAAATATAACTGTCGGTTTCTGCGCTAACAACACCCTGGATAGAATACACCGGTTCTGCTGTAGTATTTCCGGTCTCACGTAATACCTCATGCTCTCCCTCTGCAGATATAACAAAGGTTTCATCCTCTAAGGCATAACCGTATGGATCCGGGCAGATAAAATTAAGTGTAAAAGTTCCTGAAAAACGAAGTAGTCTCTCGCAATCTACTGCATCGGATAAGCGGGCCTTAAAATATTTATCCGGCACCTCATCTAATATAAGCTGTTTTAATCCTTTTGTTGGATCCAGCCACTCTGCCATTTCATCTAGGACAGACACCAGCGTAGCAAAATCCTTCTGTGGATAGATATAGCAGGTAAGCGTAATGGTACGCTCACCGCTATCACATCCAAAATCCGCCACACCCGCTTTTCCGGGTACGGTTTCATAAAAGTTACGCAAAGCAGGGGAAACCTGCCATGAGGTCAGCCTTGCTTTGATTTTCATATTTTTCGAGTTGATTCCGTTAAATTGAAATCCCAAAACTGCCACCTCCTTATGCTGTCAGCACGCGGCCCTGGGCACGAGAACCGGTCTGCATTAAGTTATAAAGCTCCTGCGATACCTTTCGAATATCGTCCTCGCTACGTACCACCATTTGCTGTACGGTTACAAGCGAACCATACATACCCTCCATGATGGTAGAGCGACCTGTTGCACTGCTTTCTGTTAAAGCCTCTGCTGCACCTGCATCCAGTGAAAACTCTGTTGGAATAGAAGTCTCCATATCCTTAGCTAGGCCATTCATGACAGTATTGATGTCATCTGCCATACCTTCCGCAGCAAGCACTGCGTCTTTACCGTTTGTGTTGATTGCACCTGCTAAACCTTCTACTAACATTTCACCAACCCAGCCCATTTTCTTGGACGGAGATGCAATACCAAAGAAGTCACAGATACCATCCCAGATAGATGAAATCCAGCCAGACACCTTATTCCAAAGCCAAGAAGCCAAGGACTGGATACCTTGCCAGAGACCTCTCACCAGGTTTGCACCAACATCGGCAAGCTGAGATACGCCTTTTCCAAATGCGGACACTAAGCCACTTAAAATCTGCGGCACTGCTTTTACAATCTCCACGATGATAGTAGGTAGGTTCTTTATCAAGGAAATAAAGAGTGTTACACCTGCCTGAACAATCTGCGGAATACTGTTGATTAGCGCATTTACTACAGAACCGATGATTTCAGGAATTGCAGTCAATATCGTTGTGATAATTTCCGGCAGTGCCTGAATAAGCGCCACTAACAGTTCAATACCTGCATCAATAATCTGTGGAATTGACTCCAGCACTGCGGTTACGATGCCTTCAATAATCTGCGGAATAGCCGCTACAATCGCAGTAATGATATCCGGCAGTGCAGATACTAGCGAGGTCAAAAGCTGAATACCCGCATCGATAATCTGTGGAATGGCGCTAATTACAAAATCCACGATTGCAAGAATAATGGAAGGCAGTGCTTCAATCAGTACCGGAATTGCCTCCAGTAAGCCTTGTGCAAGGCCCATGATAAGCTGCAAAGCTGCGTCCAAAATAAGTGGTAGATTTTCTATCAGCGTTTGCACCACAGTAGTTAATATCTGAATGATGGTAGGAATCAGTTCAGGAAGTGCTGTGGCAATACCTGTCGCTAAGGTAGCAATTACCTGCATTGCTGCTTCTGCCAATTTAGGCAGTAAGCTAAGCAGGCCGTTTACCAACTCAAGCACAATCATCACTGCCGCCTCTGCTAAGGTAGGAAGTGCAGATACAATACCGTCAATCAAAGTAACGATAATATCTACGCCCGCTTCCAAGAGCGCAGGTAAGCTAGCCAACAGCGCCTGACCTATCATCGGGATAATGGTCGAAAGCTGGTTTAGTAAAACATCTACGATGCCCTTCATGCCTTCTGCAAAGGTCTCAGCGGAACCAGCAGTTCCTTCCAAAACACCCTGCAAGCCTTCTCCCATCATAGCAACAAACGGTACCATTTCCTTTAGTACGTCAGCTGCCATAAATTTTAATGTTGTCATAATCGGTTCTGCGATGGCGCCAAGCTGTGCATAAGCGTCGGTAAGCTCAGCCTGGGCACGTCTGGCGTCCATCACATCACCATTGAGTTCCTTATAATTTTCTGCTGCTTCTTCATACAGACCATTCAAAGTTCCGGTAATGAGAGCAGCTCGCTCTTGTTCAGAGGTACATGCATCCAAAGATGCCTGGAATTCATCTTCTGATAGACCGGCCCAGTTGAGCGCGTCTGCAAGAACACCGGTAAGCTGTCCGGTTTTCGCAGTCTCATTTGCTGCCTCCGTTAAACCTTCGATTGGAAGGCTATCACCAAAGGTAGCCCATACACCAGCAGCAATGTCTGTCCACTGCGTCAGCTCTTCTTCCGTTTCACATAGCTTAGCCAGATGGTTAACCGCCTCAACGCTTCGATCCTCTTCACCTAAAATAGAATAAAAATCAGTGTAGGCAGTACCTGCTTGTTCAGCAGTAAAGCCTGCGGTAGTAAAAGCAGCATCCAGCTTTGCCTGGTCTTCACGATATTCCTGTGTAGACTCCGCTAAATCCAGAAAGCTTTTGGTAAGTCCTGCAAGTGCTGCGCCGGCAGCTGCAACAGAGGCGCCAATAGCAACACCCATGCCTTTTACAACGGAGCCGACCTTTTCTAGCTTGGAAGAGGCATTGTCTGCATCTTTTGCAGCACCCTCCATTTCATCGCCAAACTTATCAGCCTGCTTTCCGGCTTGCTGCATTTCATCACCAAGCTCATCAATGGCACTTTCATTTTGCTCAAGCTCACGCTCCATTTTATTGAGCTCTGCTGTTGCATTGTTAAGTTGAATCTGCCAGTTTTGTGTTCTTCGGTCATTCTCACCAAAGGACTCCGCCGCATTAGAAAGCGCCGAGCGCAGCGTTTCAATTTTCTTTTTTTGTGCCTCGATTTCCTTATTCAGCACCTGGTTTCTTGCAGTCAGCGCCTGAATGGAATTATCGTTTTTATCAAACTGCGAGGTCACAACCTTCATTTCCGAACCAAGGACTTTGAAAGACTGGTTGATTTCGGACAAGGCCTTCTTGAATTCCTTTTCACCTTCAAGACCAATCTTCAAACCAAAATTATCCGCCATCAAACCACCTCCTTAGATTCCGTCCGGGATAATATCATCGATATACATTTCGCGTTTTGGCTTTGCCATACCGCTGTACTGTTTGTGACATTCCCAAAGGTCTAACAACAAGCCAAACGGCATCAACTCAACCTCTTCTATAGACAGATGAAGATGAGCGATGCCGTAATATAAAAGTCGAGTAAATAACTCTTCGTCACTTACTCGACCACCGCGTTTTTTGAATTGTCCTCACTTACTACGTTCCTTTTCGTCCCCTTATAAAGAGCCTCCGTAATTGCTGCCTTGTAACCAGCAAGGTCCAAAGGTGTAGTCAAAAGCTCTACCACATCCTCGGTAAGCAGATCACGTTTTGCGTCTTTATTTTTCAGGTTATGAATAAGAATCGACTGGTTTGCCAAGAGTGTAATAAGCCATACGATTTCACCGATGGCCATTTCAAAGTTTTCACTCTTCATGAGCTTTTCACCCAAGTTTTCAAGGCCGCCATAACGACCAGCGATTTCCTTGGTAGCTTTTGTGGTAAGGATAAGCTCGTAATCCTCACCGCCGATTATAATGTTTGCGCTACGTTCCATATCCATCGATTAACCCTCCTCGTTAGTAGTTGCTGTAATCACAGGCTCATAAACAGTGTTATACCAATTTGCGATTGTTTCATTGGATACGCTGTTTTCACCCTCAGTAACCTCTGCCTTCCAAGGATGTCTGCCGCCAGCATCTGCCTTGTTACGAGTCAGTACAGTACCCTCGATAGTAGGTGTAGAGAAGGTAATGCTATCACCCTTAGTAGCAA